AGATGGCTATTGAAAAATGGGACGGGAAACTACCTCAAGTTCAAGGTAATAATGGAAACACATTAATTAATTTAGATTAGGAGGTTTTTATGTTGCATATAGGGAGAAAAATAAAAAAATTTAGAGATGAAAATAAAATATCACAAACAGAATTTGCTACAAAAATAGGAGTTACTCAAGGCTTTTTATCGCACTTAGAAAATGGAAGACTTAATGTAGAGAGCCCAACTCTTGAAAAGAAAATACTAATTGCTATCGGAGAAGCTCCAGATGCAGATTTAAAAAAGGGCTTTGAAAAGAATGTAGAGCTTGCTAGTGATAATGTTCACTCACCAAAACATTATATGATACCAGGTTGTAATTTTGAATGTAAGGATCTATCTGACGCAATTGTCAGAAACATGCCTAACCCTTTAGGGACTAGAATTTGGAATGTAGTTAAGTACCTGGTTCGTGCAGAAAAGAAAAACGGATTAGAAGACTACAACAAGGCTGTTGAGTACTTGTCCTGGATAGAAAAAGGGAATGAAGCAGATGAATATGATAATGAAAATACTTTAGAGAACATTGCTGATAAATTAAAAACAGATTGGACTACTATCATAATGGGGATATGTGAGGGCTATACAGCTAAAAAGGCTATTTTAATGAATGAGACTTTTAGGAATTTAATTGCTTTAAACATTCCTGGAGCTATTAACTGCATATCTAAAATAATAGAACTTGGATAAAAGGAGATAACAGATGGAGAACTCGAGAAAATTAATAATATCTGAAGCAAATAACAGGCATTCTAAGGAATGGGTACGAACTGAAATTACCTGGTCTGGATTTGTAGAAAGATTAGGAAAACCTATGGTATCAACTGAAACACTTGATGAGTTCTTATCTTATTCTAAAGCTAAGCAAGATGATATTAAGGATGTTGGAGGCTTTGTTGGTGGAAAATTAAAAGGTAATCTTAGAAGAAGTGAAGATGTTGAAAGCAGAAGTTTAATAACACTTGACTTAGATAATCTAGCTTATGAAGATGACACTAAGATTATAAAAACTCTTAATAGTTTAGGCTGTGCATATGCCGTATACAGCACTCGTAAGCACCAAACTACTAAACCTAGGATTAGAGTTATTTTGCCATTAGCTGAAGATGTGTCCGCCGATGAGTATGAACCGATAGCAAGAAAGGTAGCAGAGTCTATAGGATTGCGTTATTGTGACCCTACAACCTTTCAAGCTGTTAGGTTAATGTACTGGCCTAGTCATTCTACTGATAGTGATTATGTGTTCACTTATGCTGACAAGCCTATGCTAGATGGTAAGGCCGTGCTTAATATGTATGCTGATTGGAGAGATGTAACAACATGGCCAGAAGTTCCTGATGCTCAAAAACACCATTTAACTTTACTGAAGCAACAAGAAAACCCATTAGAAAAAGAAGGTATGGTAGGAGCATTCTGCAGAAGGTTTAATATCTACCAAGCAATAGATGAGTTTTTACCTGGAGTATATGAACCCTGTGATATATCTGATAGATTAACCTTTGTGGGTGGAAGCACTACTGCTGGAGCTATTGTGTATCAAGATGGACTTTTCTTATACTCGCATCATGCCACTGACCCTTGTAGTCAAAAATTAGTAAATGCTTTTGACTTAGTGAGATTACATAAATTCGGGCATTTGGATACACAAGCAGAAGTTAATACCCCCGTGGCCAAGCTACCTTCTTGGATAGCTATGAAAGAATGGGTAATGGCAAAGACAGATGTTAGAAAAGATTTATTAAAAGAAAGTCAACAAAAAGCAATAGCTGAATTCTCGGTCTCTAATAATCCTGATGTAGAAGCTGTAGAAGGAGTATTAGTTGAAGATGATGACAACTGGACTGAGGAACTTAAATTTAGTGCTGATGGTATGAAAGCGCTTAGCACTTTGTCCAACATAATTTTAATTCTAAGAAATGATAGAGAATTAAAGTTTAAAATTTTCAAAGATGTTTTCTCTTCGAGAATTCTCGTAAGAAAAGATGTACCTTGGGACAGAAAATTTGAAGCTGATGATAGGTTATGGACCGATACAGATGATGCTGGTCTTAGATGGTATTTAGAGAGTGCTTATGGTATCACATCTGCAAATAAAATCATAGATGGAGTTAATCTGGTTGCAGAAGAAAATGCAGAAAATAAGGTTGCTACTAGAATTCAATCAACTTTATGGGATGGAGAGAAAAGACTAGAAACTTTATTTATGGATTACCTAGGCTGTGAAGATAATGTATACACTAGAGAAGTTTCTGAAAAATCATTAGTAGCTGCAGCTAAAAGAGCTATATACGGTGGAATTAAATGGGATAATATGCCTATTCTAATCGGGCCACAAGGTGTAGGTAAGAGTACATTTTTAAAATTATTAGGAATGGAGTGGTATAACGATAGTTTGGTTAATGTGGAAGGTAAAGATGCTTGTGAATTAATCCAAGGGAGCTGGATCTTAGAAATGGGAGAACTTAGTTCTTTAAGAAAATCTGAAATGAACCTGGTTAAAAACTTTTTAAGTAGAACAGATGATGTCTTTAGAGCATCGTATGGGCGTAGAGCCCAAAAATATCCAAGAAGATGTGCATTCTTTGGAACTGCAAACGATACTAACTTTTTAAGAGATGAAACAGGGAATAGAAGATTCTGGCCCATAGATTGTTTTATTCATAAGCCAGTGAAATCTATCTTCGATGACTTGAAAGATGAGTTAGATCAGATATGGGCTGAGGCTTGTGAACTTGCAAAGGATAAATCTTATAATTTAGTTCTATCAAAAGAAGCATTAGAAATAGCTGTAAAAGAGCAAGATTCTCATTCAGAAGATAACGTATACAAAGGAATTATCTTAGATTACTTAAATAAGAAAATTCCAAAAAATGCTTGGGATAGTATGGATCTATTTGCAAGAAGAACATATCTGAATGAATATGATTCTACAATTCTACAATATGATGAAAGCGATTTAATATTAAGAGATAAGGTTTGTGCAGCTGAAATTTGGGAAGAAGCCTTAAAAATGGACATTAGATATCTAAAAAAGAGAGATAGTGTTGAAATTAATAAGATTTTATCTTCTCTATTTCAATGGGAAAAAGTAAAACAAGCATCAAGATTTGGAAAATATGGAGTTCAAAGAGGATATAAAAGAAAAATTGAATCTTAAAATTTTTGTAACATTCTAGGTGTAACATTCTCAAAAATGTAACATTCTATAAGAAAGACTTGTAACATTCTTTCTTATTGTTACATAGAATGTTACATAGAATGTTACACAGAATGTTACAAAAAAAAGTATTGGTATTATTAGTATTATTATATATTTGTAACATTGTAACATTCTTTTCTATATTAATATATAAAAATAAAGAAATTAAAGGGTATTTACGGTCTATAAAATCTATAAATCCTTTATTTATATATATCTATAAGGGAAAAAGGGTGAGAATGTTACATTTGAGATTGGAGAAAATTCATGAAAAAAAGTGAAAGTGAAATTGAAGAATATTTAGTTAAAAGTGTAAAAAATAAAAATGGCTTATGTATGAAGTGGACTTCTCCAGGAAATGCAGGAGTACCTGACAGGATAGTCATAGTTCCTGGAGGAGATGTTTATTTTGTGGAATTAAAAGCAGAGGGTAAAAGAGAGAATTTATCCCCTTCACAGAGAATTTTTTTAAATAAACTTAAAAACTTAAATTGTGATGCAAGAGTGATAGCATCTTTCAAAGAAGTAGATAAGTTTATTGATGAGGTGATGCCAAATGAAGTTTCATCCACATGAATACCAAAAATACTGCATTGATAGAATGATAAGCGATGATAAATTGGGGCTTATGCTTGATATGGGTCTAGGGAAAACAATTATAACTCTATCTGCAATAGCAGATTTAAAATTTAATAGATTTGAAGTTGGAAAAGTATTAATAATAGCCCCAAAAAAAGTCGCAGAGGCTACCTGGACAGATGAGATAGCAAAATGGGATCATTTATCTATACTAAAAACATCTCTTGTTTTAGGAGGGCTACAGAAGCGTATAAAGGCACTTGCAAAAACAGCAGATATTTATGTGATAAATAGAGAGAATGTTACCTGGTTAGTCGATTACTATAAAAATGCATGGCCATTCGATATGGTGGTACTTGATGAGTGGTCTAGCTTTAAGAATCATCAATCAAAAAGATTCAAAAGTTTGAAAGTTATCAGGAACAAAATAACTAGAATAGTCGGACTTACTGGAACACCAGCACCTAATGGGCTTATAGACTTGTGGGCTCAACTATATCTATTGGACCAGGGCGAAAGACTAGAAAAGACTATCGGGAAATTTAGAGAAAGATATTTTGAACCTGGGCAAAGAAACAGAACAGTAATTTTTAATTATGATGCCAAAGAAGGATCCAATGAAGCCATACATGAAAAGATATCAGACATTTGTATCTCTATGAAAGCAGAAGATTATTTGGAACTGCCAGATATAATCTATGAACAAGTACCTGTAGCTTTAGATAGTAAGGCTAAGAAGTCTTATGATGAGCTTGAAAAAAAAGCTATTCTTGAACTTGAAGACACTGAAATTACAGTTGCAAATGCGGCGGCACTTTCTAACAAGTTACTTCAGTTAGCAAACGGAGCCATTTATGACGAGAATAGGAAAGTCTTTGAAGTCCATGACTGCAAGATTGAGAGATTTTTAGAGCTGATAGAACAGTTAAATGGGAAACCTGCACTAGTATTCTATAATTTCCAGCATGACAAAGATAGAATAATTGAAGCTTTGAAAGACTCGAAATTAAGAATAAGACTTTTAAAAACTCCACAAGACCAACTAGATTGGAACAATGGAGAAATTGATATATTACTAGCCCACCCAGCAAGTGCAGCTTATGGACTTAATTTACAAGCTGGAGGTAATCATGTGGTATGGTTTGGGCTTAACTGGAGTTTGGAATTATATCAGCAAGCTAACAAAAGACTACACAGACAAGGGCAAACAGAGAAAGTAATAATTCATCATTTGGTTTGTAAAGAAACTAGAGATGAAGACGTAATGGAAGCTTTACAAAACAAAGGAGATGTACAAGATGCGCTTGTTGAGAGTTTGAAAGTTAGAATTAAGAAAGTTAAAGAAGCAAATAAGAAGTTATACATATGAGAAAAATAAGAGTAGTACACAAAGACGGAGATATGCAAGGTATTACATTA